GGACGGTTGCTGAGAAGTGCCGCACACAGTTCCAAAGAATTACTAGACATATCAGACTTTTACGCACTGCAGCGCAAAGCAAGACTATCTAAGATCCCGGTATTGATGTATTTCTTTTACAAGGATCGTCCTGCTACACATCAATATTTTACTAGAAAATGGACAGATAATTCATTAATTTTTGAAGGAAATTCTCCGTATACGGAAGGATATATTAATGAAGTGAAACGGAAACTTGGATCGCTGTGTCGAACAACGGATGAAATGATGAATATTGCATTGATGAATATAGCATCCACATTTGACATCGGTCCAGATGGTGCACCAATTCGAAAATATACGGATCCTGGCGAGATAATTGTCAGGATGGCGTTATCAGAAGAAGGAAATAATGGACGAGAGATTCCTCCACCCGTAAAGGTGACTTCGGTTCCATCTTCTCTTCCGTATAGACCTCCTGAAATACGAGTGTCGCAAATGTTACGAATGGCAGATTTACATTACATAAAAACAGGAACTAAATGGAAGAGAATTCATCAAGAATATCCTGGATGGTGTACTCCTGAACTTTTAAGTCAGGCTCGAGAGGAGGATAGAGGGTCGTTTTCGTTAAAATCTTTGTGTTTGAGGACACAGCTTATTTCTCAGATGGCAGATGGTACCACTAATGGCCGCCCGCATGTTATTTCAGCATGCGACAATATGACGAGTGAAAAATACGCAGCGGCGATACTTAAGCATATTCGTCCAACAAATTCAGTTCCCGAAGTTCGTATAGAGAAATTAGATTTGGCAAGGGGAATTCAGCGATTGAATTATGCTATGGGTGTTCAGGAACAGTTTGAGACGGTTACTCCTGTAATGGATTTTGCTCAATTTAAGACAATGTATATGGGAGCATCGTCTGGTCTGTTTCCTGGACCTTCGTACACATTTGTTCATAATGGGATAGAAGTCAAGGTGTCCCCTAATGGAAAAAAATATCAGACACTGGAACATGCAATGAATACTGTGTTACGTTTCCTGGAAGATGGGGTAGAGTTCGAAGTTTTATGGAATATTGTCGTCAAAAATGAACACTACTTCTCTTTTGAGAAACAAATTGACAATGAGAAATTTAAAGAATGGATGAATAAAGTCAGGACATTTGTTATTCCGTCCTCTACCTTTGTCATAATGGAGCGTTTAGTATCGAAGGTTAGAATGATGAAGGAAAGAGGTCGTGTAATCCAGGTTGGTATGAAATTTTCCCGGGGAGGGGTCAGGAGACTGGCTCGCCTTTTGGGAATTAAACAGTGGAAGGAACTGCGGACAGTATTGGGAGATGGTGATATTTCGAATTTTGATCAGAGTGTCAAAGAGAAGTTGGTAGCACTCTACTACAGTACCTCATTACAGTATTTCAGTAAAGATGATTTAGTTTATTCGTATTTAGAAAAATTACTGAAAAAAGTGATAGATAGTGTAGTTGAAAGAATCACTCATCTCTATGGAAAAATATGGGCATTGTTACGAGGAGAAGTACCGTCGGGTTGTTTTAACACCTCGCATATGGATTCTTGGATAATGGGATTATACTTTTTTGTTTATGTTACCCATGTTCTCAATACTGTTCCTCCTCATATACAAGATAAAATGGAAAAATACTTGTTGAAGCGTTTGATAACAATAATAACATATGGGGATGATTTTATTATAGCAGTTCCTCGGAATGGACTTGAGAAATATATTAATGTTACTGGTTTTGCGAATTATCTGAAGGAAGTTTTTGATGTTGTGCTTAGGGATGGACGGGATGATGCTCCTTTCTTGAGCAAAGCGTGCGATGGTTGGCTGATAGGGTTGAGGGGTATAGTATTCTTGAAACATTATTTTATTAGAAATTTTTGGAAAGGAGAAGGTCAGGTTGAATATCTCCCCTTTCGAGAAACCCGGGAGTTTATAATCCGGGCGGTTCATGGTCGAGAGGTAAAGGATCGAGATTTGATCGACGTCTTGTTTTCAATTATCGGTCATGCGTATGGAACATATGCCGCTAATGTTGACGCGTGGGAG